ATTTGCGCTCTTTAATTCTACGAATTATTAACCTCAATTCATAAAATCATGAATTCGATTCAACTGCGCGAAAAGCGCGCCGCGTTGGTCAACGAAATGAATCACATCGTTGCCGCCGCACAAACCGAAGGCCGTTCGCTGAACGCCGAGGAAAATCAAAAGTTTGACGCAATCGAAAACGACGTTCGCGCCCTTGGCGAGAGCGCCGAGAAAATCGAGCGCGCCGAGCAAATGAAAAAGGAAATTGCCGCTGGACGTGAGGCCCGTGCCGAACAAAAGGAAATCACCAAGCGTGAGGCATTTTCTAAATACCTACGCCACGGCCTTGGTGCATTGAGCAACGAAGAACGTTCACTTGTTGAACAACGCGGAACCGACCCGCAACTCACCACGCCCGGAAGCGCCGGTGGTTTCTTGGTTCCCGAAGATTTTTCAAACGTTCTTGACGTTGCAACCAAGTTCACCGGTGAGGTTGAACGCCTTGCCCAAGTGTTGAACACCCAAAGCGGCGCGACGTTGCCTTACCCGAAGGTTAACGATACGAGCGTTGTTGGTGCTATCCTTTCCGAAGGTAGCGGTGAAGTTGTTAGCGACATGACGTTTGCTGCATTGAACCTTGGTGCCTACACCTACTCGTCTAAAATCGTTAAGGTTTCTTACCAATTGTTGCAAGACGCCGCCTTCGACCTCGACGCGTTCCTCGTTGACACCCTCGGTCAACGTATCGCCCGCGGACAAAACGCGCATTTCACCACGGGTGACGGATCAAGCAAGCCGACCGGTATCATCGCCGCTGGTTCATCTGCCCTCACGACCGCAAGTGCAACCGCAATCACCGCCGACGAAATCTTGACGCTTATCCATAGCATTGACAAGTCATACCGCAACTCGCCCAAATTTGCCCTTATGGGTGCCGATTCTACGGCCGCCGCTATCCGCAAACTGGGTGTTGGTTCATCTAACGATTTCCCCGTGTTCATTCCGGGCATGGCCGCTGGAGAACCCGACCGCGTGTTCGGTGTACCTTTCTACGTCAACAACGACATGGCCGCAATCGCCGCTACCAACAAGCCGTTGGTTGCCGCTGATTTCAGCAAGTACGTTGTTCGCAATGCTGGTGGCGTTCAAATGCTTCGTTTGAACGAGCGTTACGCTGACGCTTTGTTGGTTGGCTTCATCGCGTACAAGCGTTCCGACGCTGGTGCTATCGATTCAAGCGCCATCAAGTTCATCACGATGAAGGCTTAATCGAATGGAAGTTCGATTCCTCACAACCGCCGTTGGGAATGGTTTTGCGTTTCGCGCTGGCGAAGCGCACGACCTACCCGACGCGGTGGCGATGGAGTACGTTGGCGCGGGTTTGGCGGAAGTTATCGCCAAGCCCGCCGCCCAACGGGCTGAACGCGCCGTACCGAAGTCAAAGACGGAAAAACGATAAATCATGAACGCACAAAAAACCATTCAAATTGTCACGCAACCCGCGTCGGAACCATTAACATTGGCCGAGGTGAAGGAATTTTTGCGCGTTGACCATTCGGATGACGACGCAACATTGGCTATTTTCATCAAGGCCGCGCGTCAATTGTGCGAATCATACACGCGGTTGGCGTTGATGCCGACCACGTTCGAGGAATACTTTGACGAGTTCCCGACCGCAACGGGGACGTTCAAGGATGAAATCCGTTTGTCGCGGTCGCCCGTGTCTGCCGTTACCTATGTGAAATACATTGACGGAAACGACACAACGATCACGACGAGCGCGTCGGATTACAAAACCGACCTCGTTTCACGTCCCGCACGCATATCGCCCGACAATGGGTGGTTTGGAACGTACGACACCATCAACGCGGTGTTCGTGCGTTACGTCGCGGGATTTGCGGACGCCGCGTCGGTTCCCGCGCCGCTGAAACACGGCATGATGCTCGTAATTGGCGATATGTATGAAAACCGCACGGATTCCGTGAAGCGGTTGCCAACGGCGTCGGAATACCTTTGGAACCCCTACCGCGTTTTTGAGTTCTAATGAACCCCGGTGATTTCGACCAGCGCATCACGATTCAAACGTTCGTCCCGGCGGAAACGAACACAACCGCCGTTGTCGATACATTCGAACAACGTGTGACAAACGATTTCGGCGAACTGGTTTCGGAATCGTGCGTCGTTGACGCAATTCAAGACGACCTCGGTGGTGTTGGCCAAGATTATTTCGGACAACGCGTCGTTGATTTCACGACGTTGGCGAACGTGTGGGCGAAGGTCGAGGAAAAAAGCGGGGTCGAGGGTGAACAATCCGACCAAATCGTCGCCACGCGCAAGGTTCAATTTTTGATTCGCTGGCGCAACGACATCAACGAACAAATGCGGATTTCGTACCGCGGTCAAATTTACGAAATCGAATCCATCATCAACGCGGATGCGCGCCGTCATACGATGCGAATCCACACCAAATTGTCGGACTGATGGCACGGACGTACAAACACAAAGGTGGTGACGTTTCGGGTATCGGCATTGATGGTGCCGAAATGAACCGCGAATTTTCGCGTGTGCTGCACGAACTATCGAAGTTCGCAAACAATATCGACGCCCGTGATTTAGGCAAACTACAACGCGACGCAATGCGTATCACGCGCGATGCGATGAAGGCGGAAATTGACAACGCCGACGAGGTGATCAAAGTTTACCGCAACGGCGGTTTGTATGCGGAAATCCAACCGGGAACGTTGGCCAAATCAATTGGTATTGGCAAGGGCAAAACGAATGGCCCCGCGCGTTTGTTTTCCGCATATTGGGTCGGCCCACGCGTGAAAGGCGCATTCAAAGACCCCGAAAAAGGCGGTTGGTTCGCGCATTTCATCAACTACGGAAACATCAAATCGGGGCGGTATGGCGGTTCAAACTTGGGTTTTGCCGACCGCGCCAAAGCGCGTACGATGCAACTGGTGACGGCCAAATTCACGGCCGACGCAAAGGCATACATTGAAAAAGAATTCAAAAATTCCGTGCAATGATTGGCAAGGTGATCACCTCGAAATTTAAGTCGGACACGAATTTGAATTCGTTGTTCGGCGGTCGCATTTTCCCGTTGGTTGGCGCGCAAGCGCAATCGACGCCGTACGCGATTTATGAGGTGATTAACAATACGCCATCACGAAGCAAAGACGCTGATTCACACATTGATTCCGTCGACGTGCGTATCACGTTAATATCGACGAACTATTCCGACACCGCAAATGGTATCGAATATGTGCGTTCCGCGTTCGTTAGAATGCGGGAAATAATTTTGGACGTTGCCGTCCAAAGTTGTAAATTTGAAGGCGAACGGGATTTGTTTTCGGACGACGAACGATATTTCGCCAAGCAAGTTGACTTAACCTTCAGAATCATCAAACTATGATCAAGATTCAACTCGAAAAAGATTGGGAAATGATGCGCGAGCGTGTCGTTCTCAAAGGTTCGTTCGTCATGGTTCCGCATCATACGGCCGAACAATTAAAAGCCGCCGGTTTCATCGTCAACGACGAGGCCGACGCAAAGCCCGAAACTAAACCCTCTAAAAACAAATAATCATGCCCGCTTCAACTGCTATCATGAATGCAACCGACGTACTGATTCAATTCAGTACGGACGGCGCTACCTACGACGAGGTTGGTCGTTGCACCAACGCGTCATTGTCAATTTCAATGGAAACCCGCGACACCTCAACCAAAGATTCAGCCGGATGGCGTGAACTTTTATCGGGCCAACGCTCATGGTCTTTGTCCGGCGACGGATTGGTCGTGTATTCGCTCGCTGGTGCCGACGGATATTCTGACCTTTTCGGTTACCTTAACGGACGCACGAACCTTTACGTCAAGTTTGGTTCTACGTCAAGCGGCGAGAAATACTATTCGGGTCGTGGATTTATCACCTCGCTGGATCAAGAGGCGGGAATGGAAGACAACGCAACGTTTTCATTCTCGTTCGAAGGAACTGGCGTTTTGGCTGAATCGGCAAACGCCTAAAATTAACGGGGGCGGAAACGCCCCCATTTTTTCTTTTTTATGGTTGAATACATCGAAACAAACAACAAGCGTTTTCCCGTACGATTCGGGTTCAACGCATTGCGTGAATTTTCACGCGTGACCGGAATGCCGTTGGCGGCGTTGTCTAACCTTCAACACGACATCACCCTTGACCAAGCAATAACCTTGGTTTGGTGTGGTTTCAAAGACGGCGCTCGCAAAGACAAAATGCCGTTCAAAATGGCGGTTGACGACGTCGCTGATTTGCTTGACGACGACAACACAATTTTGGAAAAGGCATTCGACATTTTCGGTCGGCAATTCAACACCGAAGAGGAAAAAAAATAACGGGCCAAAGCATCGACGGCAACGCCGATTTTGATATACCTACATGGGACACGATTGAAGCGTACGCATTTGGCCAAATAGGATTGACGCCGTCGCAGTTTTACGATATGACCCCGCGCGAGTTTGCGAACACGTCGCGGGGTTTTTCGGAAAAACTGCACCAACAATACCGCGCCGATTGGGAACGGGCGCGGTGGATTGCGTCGGTCACGATTGCGCCGCATACTAAAAAGCGACTATCGCCGACCGATTTGATTCGGTTCCCGTGGGAAAATAAACGCCAAGGGCCAAAACGCGTGTGGACACGCGGCGAGGTCATCGAGGCAATCAATCAAAAGTTCGGCACACGATGAATCTTTCGTCCATTAACCTTCGGTTTTTCGCAAACGTCGCCCCGTTGATTACGGGGTTGAATAAGGCGGAACGCGCCCTTGACCGCGCTGGTCGGGAAATGCAAGCGACCGGCAAACGTTTGACGATGCAATTGACTGCCCCCCTTGCGGGATTGGGTGCAATTGCCGTCAACACATTCCAAGCATTCGAACAACAAATGGCCGAGGTCAAGGCGGTTTCGGGTGCTACGGGTGCGGAATTCGAAGCATTAAAAAAGAACGCCGAAAAACTTGGCGCATCAACCATTTTCACGGCCAAAGAGGTCGGCGCGTTACAAGCCGAATTCGCCCGCCTTGGTTTTTCCGCTGACGAAATCACTAAGGTCACCGAAGCAACGTTGTATTTGGCGCAAGCGTCGGGCGAGGATTTGGCGCGTTCGGCGGAAATCGCGGGCGCGACAATCCGCGCGTTTGGTTTGGACGCATCACAAACCACGCACGTCGCCGACGTCATGGCGGAATCGTTCAACAAATCCGCATTGGATTTGTCGACGTTCGCCGATTCAATGAAATACGTCGGGCCGGTCGCGGCGGCGGCGGGCATTTCCCTCGAGGAAACGTCGGCGATGCTGGCGGTATTGGCGAACTCGGGTATCAAGGGTTCGATGGCGGGAACCGCATTGCGGAAAATCATTGGCGACCTTGGCGCGGGTGCCGAACCAGTCACGGAAAAAATCAAACAATTGGCCGCGTCGGGAATTACGTTTTCCGACGCAAACGAGGAGGTCGGCCGAACCGCACAATCCGCGTTGTTGGTATTGGCCAAGGGTTCGGCGCAAATTGACCCATTGACCGCATCGTTTGAAAAGGCTGACGGCGCGGCAAAGGCGATGGCCGAAACAATGGGCGCAACCGCGCAGGGCGCATTCAAGGGGTTGCAATCCGCGTTCGAGGGTTTGATGATTTCCGTCGGTGAAATCATTGCCGTTGCATTGGTTCCGTTAGTGAAGGCGTTGACGTCCGTATTGTCGACGTTGAACGAAATGCCCGGCCCGAT